TTGCTTTTGTAATGGGTGTTAAGGGATATGAAAAATACTCTGTGCAATGTAACGAATTTACAACAGCAAAAGGAATGCCTATTCATGTAAAGTCAGCATATTTTTATAATCTACTTCTAGATAAACTAAACACAAAAAACAAATATGAAGCAATTGGAACAGGTGATAAGGTCCGTTATATGTACATTGAACAACCTAATAAGTTCGGCTTGGAAAGCATTGGTTTTAAATATGATTACCCTAAAGAATTTAGCGATCTATTTAAACCAGACTACGACAAAATGTTTGAAAAGATTCTATTTCAAGCAATAGAAAGATTTTATGATAATGTGGGATGGAAAATAAGAAAACCATCTGAAAATGTTACAGTAGAATTATTTGATCTATTTAGTAAATAGACATATGGCAGTACAAACAGGTGGATATTTAGATAGGCCTCAAGACGATAACACCCATAATGCACATCCAGCATTTAAGAGGGGTAAAGTTCAAGGTATATTAGAAACATTAGCAATCTTTAAAGACGTTATTACAGGAGTAGATGATGGTTCAGGAACTATTAATTCTCCCGAAATTGAAAAAATTAGAAGATCAATTGTTATTATGAGAGAGGCTTTAGATCACGCTTCTGATAAATCAACATACCTTTCTAAACCAGCTAAAGAAGCTCTTCATGAAGCTGTAACAGTAGCTAATACACTAAGATATCAAAAAAAATAGTGGCCTTATTATAAATTTAAATTAATATAATTATATGTCAGATAAAAATAAAGAAATCAAAACGATTGTTGATCATATTGGAAGAACAGTTGTAGGCCAAGTGGTAAAGGAAGATACCAAAACTCTTACTCTGCACAATCCTGTTATTATTCATGTCCAGCCTGATCCACAATCCGGTCAATTGCAAGTACAGTCCTTTCCATATCTTTTTATGGAATTTATTAAAGGAGATAAGGAAAAAAATAACTGGACGTTTACTAAGAGTGCTATAGCAGTATCTGATGTAGATCTTGACGATCGTATTATTACACAGTACGAAAACATTAATAAACCAGCTTCACCAATCGTTACCCCAGAAGAAGAGCCTGAAGTCATTAAACTTTTTGATGATTAAACAGCGGTAGGATTTATATCTAGTGTTATAAATATTTTTACTATGAAACTAACTAAATACACACACAACCCAATCGCAGAAATCGAAAAAGCCTTTGATGGTTTTTTCAATCTGACACCGGTCTTCCACCAGTTGGAAGAAGTCTATAAAACAGGAGATCAAGTTCGATTCGCATCTGATGAAGATGCACTAAGCGTTCAAATTGATCTACCTGGAGTTACGAAAGATAATTTAGATCTTTCTACAGACACTGATCAGCGCGAAGTCTATATTAAGGCAAAGCGTAAAGTAAAAGCACATGACGGGGAAAAGGAACAAACCTACAATAGGTCGTTCTCTGTTGGAAGAGAGTTTGATCTCAATAAGATTAATTTCTCTTATGTTAATGGGGTCCTCGAGGTAGATGTACCTCGTAGGAAGAAAGAAGAATATATTAAAACATATAAAGTATAAATTTAGGGGAGGGTTGATCGCCCTCCTTGTGAGTGACGCGAATAATACGATGTTCCTAGCCGTATAAGGTATCCCGTCTTGAGCAATGTCCAAATGGATGAGCAAAGAGAGAGGAGTTCGAGTAGAGTAACAGTAGAAACTAGTTAGGCTCAAAAGTTGGAGGTAAAAAGCAAATCCTCCCTCACATCTTTTTAAAAAGCCCCGAAAGGGGCTTTTTTTTTGTTGAAATTACTACTATATACTTTATAATCCGTTATATGGATAAAGATATCACTAGTGCATTAGATTCTATCGATTCTGTCAACCCTTTCGCAACTTATCTCAATAGTAATACCTTGAGCCGGGTAGGAGAATGGATTGATACGGGGTCTTATGTGCTAAATGCAATTATTTCTGGGTCAATTCACGGTGGAATTCCTAAAGGCAGAGTAACAATGCTGGCCGGTGAGTCAATGACAGGTAAATCACTTTTTGTTCAAAAAATCTTAGCTAAGGCCCAGGAGGAAGGGCTAGTCCCTGTTATCTTTGATACAGAAAATGCCATTGATCCAGAGGGTGCTGAAAGATTAGGATTAGATATTAGTAAGGTCAAGTATGTTCCTTGTACAAGTATTGAGCAAACACGTAACTCGTTATATAAGTTCCTTATGTCAGTAAAGGATAAGGGATTAGAGGGTAAGTTTATTATAGCAATTGATTCTTTGGCTAATCTTCAATCTGAACTTGAATTATCACGTATGGGTAAAGATAGTACTAGTTCTGATATGGGTACAAAGGCACGTGCAATGAAGACATTAATGCAGACATGCACTAATCTTGGATCTGTTACTCAAACAACAATTCTTTGCACTAATCATGTTTATGATGATCCAACGGCATTGTTTCCTTCTATTGAAAAGAATATGCCCGGTGGTAAATCATGCATTTACCTTCCATCTGTAACAGTACAGCTAGCTCGTAAGCCAATGAAGTCGGATGGAGGTAAGACAGTTGATGGAGAGTTGGCAGTCGGTCAGAAAAAGTATGCAGGTATTATAATTAGAGCACTAACTCGTAAAAACCGATTTATTAAACAGTACCTTGAAGGTGAAATGTACCTTTCATTTGCGTCTGGGCTTGATCGTTATTATGGGTTAGTTGATCTTGCTGTAGGTGTTGGTGCAGTAATTCAAACTGGGGCAACTTATCAGCTTGAAGATGGTAAGAAGTTAGGTTATTATAAAAAGTGGCGCAAAGACGAAAAACTTTGGGAAGAAACTATTTTACCTAAAGTAGAAGAGCGTATTAAAAGGGAATGGTCTTATAGCAATGATGAAGAACAAGAAATACCAGAAGAAGAACCAGCATTAGAAATTTAAATATGGCAACAAGAAAGAAAAAAATAGTATTAACGCTTAGTGGGGGAATGGATTCTGCAGTTTTGCTGTATATGGCAGCGGATCAAGGATTCAATGATATACATACTGTAACTTTTGATTACGGGCAGAGGCATAAGAGAGAATTAGAGTGTGTTCAAAAACAAATTAGTAATTTTCGTGACAAATATAGTAAATTTAATTATATAAATGTTACTAATAAGGTATTAGATGTAAGTTATATTAAAGATATTGCTCCAACTTCATCTTTAACTAATACTAGTATTGACAATCCGGATATTAGTGAAATGGCAGGTGATGCGCAACCGGTATCATATGTACCATTTCGTAATATGATGTTTTTGTCAATTTGCGCTTCATATGCTGAGGGTATTGGATGTCATACAGTCTGGTATGGTGCCGCTCAAGTTGATTCATTAGCTGGATATTGGGATGGTAGTTCACAGTTTGTTAATTGTATTAACAAGTTAACAGATTTGAACAGAGAAAAGAGAATTGAGATCGAAGCCCCCTTGTTAAGTATGTGTAAGGCTGCAATTGTTAAAAAGGGAATTAAATTAGGAGTTAAATATGAGGATACATGGACATGCTACTCCAACAGAGAAGATAAATTAGCTGATGCTACAACTCCATCAAGTAGTATGAGAGTTAAGGGGTTTATTGATGCTGGATTTGAAGATCCTATCCAGTATGTCCAACAAGAAAAGTTAGATAAGCTTTATAAAGAAAATAAGTGCAAAAAGTGCGCTTAAAGGCCCATTCGTCTAAGCTCTTCTAACTGCCAATGTGTCTTTGGCTTGTATCTCTCTTTAAAAGACTGATTTTCAGTTCTTGGCTTAATATTGCGCTTATCACTGCTCTTTTGTTCACTTAAGTAGTTGCTAGTGTAGGACTCTTTATGAGTGTTTTCTTTATTGTCTTCAGCCGGGCGAAATCCTGGCCGGCCGGGCCTGGTTTCCGGGAACCGCGTTTGGGTGGATCGCGGCTTGCGCCGAACAGCTTTAGTGAGCTCACCTAATTCAACAACCCACTTTTCCGACGGACCCACCCGCATATGCCCTAAACCGGTTTCAACTACTGCAAAACCTTGTTCTACATCTACATCAACAACTTCTCCTTTCATTGGTCCATCTTGGTTCCAGGTTACCATTGTACCAATATCGATTTCTTCATTGTCTTCATCAAATGGCTTTACGATTCTGAAACCTTGATCTAAAAACTTCTGAATTAACTCCTT